CAAAACCACTTGTTATCAAGTTTTTACTTCCAGCAGTAGGTTCGTCATCCACTCCTTGCCAATTAGCAACAGTAGTATTGAATGTATCAGACATAAGTCTATACTGTACATACTTATTGTCAGAACTCTGTACGAACTTGACTGACATACCGCCTTTGCGGAGAGTATCAGGAATGTTTGCGCCATCGATGCCAATGGCATCGGTGAGGTTGGCATACTTAGCCAGTACACTACCTGTTGCATGGTATGCACTGATGTCGAATGCTCCGAGAGAGTCAACGTACATCTCCACGGCAGCATGATCGCTCTCTGCCCTTGTGTGGTCAGATTCAGCACGGGTATGGTCACTGCCTGCCTGTGCGTGGTCGCTGGTAGCGTTGGAATGATCAGTAACAGCCTGCGTATGGTCGTTGGTGGATGTAGTATGGTCAGCACTGGCGGTCGAGTGGTCACTCTCCGCACGGCTGTGGTCAGATGCTGCTGTGGTATGGTCGCCATCTGCACGGCTGTGGTCAGATGCAGCCGTCTCATGGTCATCATCAGCGGTTGTGTGGTCGCTCTCCGCACGGGTATGGTCAGCCTCGGCACGCTCATGGTCTTCTTCTGCGATTTCGCCCTGCTCCTTAGCATAGTCTCCCTGTTCCTTGGCATAGTCGCCTTGTGCCTGGGCATAGGCGGCTTTCTGTTGAGCCAAATCCGCTTTGTCGTTGGCGAGGGTTGCCGCTGCTTGGGCCAGTGCGGCCTTGTCTGCTGCGAGCTGTGCTTTCTCGTTGGCGAGGGTTGCCGCTGCTTGGGCGAGTGATGCCTTGTCAGCAGCTAACGCAGCCTTCTCGTTGGCAAGCGTGGCAGCGGCATTGGCATCGGCTGTAGCGGTTTCACTCTCCTGATTCAGCCGGGTAAATTCCGCCACACGGGATTCTTCGTTGCTGATACGCTGAGCCTCGTTCTGCTGGCGGGTGGTCTCGGCAGCAATGCGGCTCTCTTCGTTCACAATACGGATGGATTCTGCTGCGATGCGTTGTTCTTCGTTGGCGATGCGCTGCTGTTCATTGGTATAAGCAGGCAACGAGAACTCAATCTCGGGTGCCGTCTCACCATTGAGGTCGAGCATCACCTGTGCAGGTGCATCATCCACCTCAATAATAACAGAAGCCTGATTGAGCACCTCATCCTCTACCGATGTAGGGAAGTCGTCAACGGTGAAGTGATAGCCAATTTGGAACTTCAGGTCACCGATGGGGAGGTGGTGGTCGTCGAACTGCACCATCAGTTTCGTGGGTTCACCCTCCACAGGGGCGCAGTTGGTGTAGTTCATGCCGTCGTAGTAGGCATAGTAAGCCTTACTGGGCGCACCCGTCCAGAACTTGATGCAAAAAGGAGTCATCCAGCCTGCATCCGATTGAAGAGTGAGAATGAAGTCACTCTTATAGTTAATTCTAAAGATTGCAATGTCTGCCATATCCGTTGTTGTTATTGTTTACGTTGTAATTGGTCAGCCGCATGTAGGGCTTCAGCATCATGTCGAAGGTGTAGGGCACAACGCTCGCCGACACATTTTCAGTCGGCCCGCGATGTGTGTAAAGGTGCTCAACAAGCAGGAGCGTGGCTTGCTTGAAGTCTTCTGGCACTTCGCCGTATTCTTCGTAGATGTCTTCAATGGTCCGCCAGCACAGGTTTAGCACGGCAGTCTCTGCCGCGGCACCGATACGCTCCAGATAGCGGTCTTCCTCATTGTGGCAGATGCGCGAATGGTCCTTGATATATTCAAGAGTCAAGTATTTCATTGTCTATATTCTTTTATTTATCCCCCGATTCCGTGTCGGGGGTTTACCGACGGGCACAAAGAAGCCCCACGGTGTGCGGGCTGTGACCTCCGCATCCTCACCGTGGGGCCGAATCAAGAACTATGAACTTGATGTGAGAGTGTTAGTCGCCGATCTCGTTGCTGCTGGAGCCGGTCTTGCTATAGACCACGAAGCCGTCGGCACCATCCTTCAGCACGGTCATCGAGAAGTCGGCGTTGATGGTCACGATCACCTCGTCGGTGTCGGCTGCCAGTGCAGAGGTGGCATCAATCGAGAGACGGATGTTGCCGTGCTGCATGGTGGGCAGGTACTTGAAGTTGCCCAGGCCGATGTTGTGACCCTCGAGCGCACCCTTCTGAGTAGCGCGGTTGATGGCGTTGTTGGCGATGACGGGAATACCCAGCAGACGGTTGTCGTTGCCGATGAGCATGATGCCCGAGCCTGCATCCAGCGGAGTGACCTTGGCCAGCCAGAAGTCGGCAGCACCCATCACGAATACCACGTTGTCGAGTTTGATGTTACGAGAGGCGAGTTTGCCAATCATCTCAGCAGCGACTTCCTTGGTCAGCGTGGTGTAGGTGCCTGTCTGCTTGCCCGGCACGTAGCCAGCCTGGCCGTAGGTGCCCTGCTCGGCATTCTGTGCGAAACCGCCGTACAGCGTCTCGGTGGCCTTGGTGGTAGAGGCAGCGGCCCAGTTGATCTTGTCGCGCAGAGCGTTGGCGACGTGGGTCACGATGTAGCCCTGGAGGTCGAAGGCAGAGTTCTCCAGCACCTGATTGCTGACGCGGACGCGCAGGGTCAGGCGGTTCTGGATAGGTGTCTGCTTGTCGAGCGAGATCTTGCGCTCGGTGGTCTTTGCCAGCTCGTTGGCGAAGACGGCTTCCACGCCACCGGCGAAGGCCCACTGAATCTTGTTGCCTACCACGCCAGTGGTCATGGGCACACCGGCGGTCAGCAGGATGTCGTCGTCCTTGCGCTCGGTGTCGATGAGGTCAACGACGGTGATGCCCTGTACGTAGTCGGTGGTGTCGGCGGTACTGATGGCCTCACGGTTGAGAGGCAGCACGAAGGAGTCACCCTTCTTGGCGGTCTTGATGAACTCGCGCAGCTGGGTGTTCACGTCCACCTTCGGGGCAGAGGTCAGCGAGCGGTTCTGCTTCTCGTTGAGCAGCATCTTCGACTCGCGCTCCACGGCATGGTACTCTACTTCGAGGCTTTCGCGCTCTGCGGTCTTGGCGGTGCGCTCCTCGTCGTTCAACTCACGGTTGAGCAGGTCGTTCTCGACCACGCCCAGTTTGTCGGAAAGCTCGCGCTGGTATGCCAGAGCGGCTTCGACGTTCTCAAACTTTTTCTTTGTCATGTCCTAAAACGTTTTAAGGGGTTAATAACTGAAGTTGTCTAAATCCATCTCACGGCGACGCTGCTCCTGCAGCATCTTGATTTTCTCGCGCTCCTGTGCCAGTTCCTTCTCGTGGCGTTCGCGCTCCTGCTGGAGGCGGGCTTCCTCGTCGGCCTTGCGCTTGGCTTCCTCGGCCTCACGCTTGGCTGTCGGGGTCTCGTTCCACAACTCACGGGCGTTGACGGTGGTCTGACTGTAGGCAGGGTCCATAGCCAGCGTGAAGGCCGTGATGCTGCGGAACTTCTTGTGGGTCACGCGCACTTCCTTGCCTGCGCCGCGCTCTTCGATGTCGAACACGTCGGGTCGGAACTCGAAGGAGCATCCCGTATAGACTCCAGCGCGTACCATCTCCAGGGCACGGTCGCCGATGTCGCACTTGGGTATCTCAGCCCAGAAGTTCACGCCCTTGCCGTCCACGTCGATGTGGAGGTTTCCGCGTCCCTCACGGCTGCGTGCCACGGTGTCCTTGCGGTCATGGAGCAGGTTGAGCTTGATGTCCTGAGTATTCAGGAACGCCATCTGTGCTGCCTCCGGCTTGATGACCTCGCGGAACTTCACACCATGCTCGTCGAGCACCTCACTCTCTGCGTTGAAGACAATCGCCGTGCCCTGAATGATACGGCTCTCGCCCTCGCGCCCCTCGACTTCGCGGATGCCGATGTCGAGGTTGAAGGTTCTGATTTCGTTCTTGTTCTGTTCCATGATCTTTATCTTTTTTATATGGTGAAATTATTCATTTATCGCACGTTTTGTGGTCTTGGGTTTACCCGCAGCCTTTCCTGCCTTTTTCGGCTTTTTGCCAACACCCAAGATTTCCTCCTTTTCGGCTGTCCGCTCGTTGATGCTGAAGAAGTCCTCAATGGCGTGAGCCTTGCGATGGTCGTTGTGCTCCTGACTGACATTAATAAAGCCACGATTTATTTTTCCGACATACTCCTCAGCTGTCTTCGTCAAATAGTGGTCAATCCACGCTACCTTATGCACAGGTTTGATGGCAGGATAGAGCGTCACATCTTCGCCAACGGCATTGACCACTTTCAGTTTACCTTTGAACGACGGCACATGTGGCTGTACTTCGAAATGCAATCCCGTCAGACCGCCACGCACGAATGACTTGACGAACTCGGTGCCGTTTTCGAGGCTTGGCTTCTCCTTGGCAACAGTGAATCGCTCGGCCATTGGTCGCGGGTCATAATGCACCAGTCCTGAGTCGGTCATGATGCGCCACGATAACAGCACCACGTCGGCCTGCATTGTATTGAGGTATGTTGGAAGGTCGCCATCGACACGTACCAATTCGTCGGCATCTAAGAAACCTATCCATCCGTATTCATTGCCGTGCTTTTCGTAACAGTCTGAGTAAGCCATGACCTGTGCGCCGACACCCTCGTTGGTGTAGTCGATTATCTCTACCGCGTCGCCGTAGCCGGTCAGCACCTCGGCAGGTCGCTCGTCACCCTCGCGGCTGTTGTCATAGAGGAATAATTTCTTCACACCCAGACTGATGTAGTGGTCGCACCATTCACGCAGATACGGATTCTCACACCTTACGATGATGCACACCGCCACGTCCTTTGACTGCACGCGAGGCTGTTGCACCTCTATCTTGTCGGTATCGTTCACAGCCCATAGGTGGCGGTGGCTGTTAATCCACGCCATCTGAGCGTTCAGGTTATCCTGCTTCCACGAGCCGCCGCCGTAGTGCTCCACGAAGATCCGGATGTCAACATGCAAGCCTTTCAGTCGCGGGCGTTTCTTCAGCACATCATCGAGCAGACATGCACCCGTATCCATCCAGTTTCCACGGTCGTTGCGGTCGGCTTTCAGTCCCCAACAGCGGTCGGGGTCAAAGTATCTTGCACCTTCTCGTGTCAACATCGGCACATTCATCCAGCACAGCATCGGCATGATGCGCGGCACGTCAAACGGGTTACCACTCTGATGCCACTGCACGAAGCCGACAAAGCTGTATTCCTCACGGAAGAACTCGTCGATGGGTTTCTTCAGCAAAATGTCGCTCTCCATCAGCACGAAGCCCTCCGGCAGCAGTTCCCATAGCTTTTGTACCGTCACGATGTGCTTGGCACTGCCCCACACCGACGACTGATAGATGCCGACGCTGGGGTTGCGGTCAGGGTACTCAGCCAAGAACTTGTCGAAGTCGATGACCTGTCCCCGCGTGTTGTCTATGACCTCTACGCCATCCAACTTCGCCGTGAATGGCCGTGCCTGAATCACCTTGCCGTCCGGCAACATCAATGTCGCGGAGTTATCAAAGACGATAACCCTGTAATCTCCACCCCCATGCTTGCGCAGACTCTTGATACCAGCCTCCGTCAGTTCCGGCGTGTTGAAGTGGATAATGGCGATGGTCTGTTTCTTCTTCATAGTCCAAAATATTTGCGAATGTTAAACTTCCCGTCCTGGTCTTCCAGTCGGTTCACGGCCAGTTTATACACCAGCCTGAGCAGCCGCTCGTCACGGTCGTTGGCGTGGATGGCCTCTTTGAGAGATTCGCCCTCGTCGCTCTGAATCATCAGCATCGTCGTGAGC